TACAAAATTAAAATTAAAATTATTTTCTTAATTGTTTAATTAAAATTAAATAATATGAGTTTACTCGTAGAACAATTAAGTAAAGCTTTATTAGCTTTAAGAAATTCTACTAACTCTACTCCTATTCCTCGAAATGAGGAATTTTTAACTCGCTCACTAGTATATGGTGTATGCCATGCATTAGTCGGTAAAGTTCCAACCATAAAAACTATTCAAAGTGAATATGAAAATATTTACCAAATTCTTATCAAAATTAAAGATAGTACAGATGGTGAATATACTAAATATTCACTTAAGTCTAAAATTTCATGGCCCGTCAGTTACGATGAAGTCATGGGTCATTTGCTTTTAATTTCTGATAGCTCGAAGGACAAAATATTTACACAAAATGAAGCTAATTTCAATCTTCTTATCCCACGACTTAAACATACTATGTACGACTTGGATAATCATCTTGAAGTCATTGAGGATCACTTTTTGGGATCCTCTTTGAATACTGTTTATACTAAAGAAATAAACATGCCATTTTGGTTTGTCTCGCAAATTCAAAACAATTTGAGAGGCAATTTTTATGAGAACTTTGAGAGTGCCATTGAAGCAGTTGAGGCTTTGAAATTTGAAGATCCAATTACCTTGGAACAACTTATGCCCCGATTGAGATTGGGCCATGACCTTGACAATAAAATCAAACACATGTCTAAATTGAGAAAACTTGCAGGTAATAAAGAGCAACTAAATAATCTTTTGATTGGTAAGAAAAATTTTCAGTCTAATAAATCACAAAACAATGAATCAAGTGATGATAATGGACGACAACAAATTTATGAAGACCTAATTGCTCATACTGAAAATGCGATCTCACGTCTTGAAAGTGAGATAAACGTGATAATCCCAGCTATGATAAGCCCATCCATGCTAGAGAGTGATACATATGATACTTCTATGATTCCTGATCTTGGTGATGAGGAATACATTGACATAAATAATATTGAAGATTTTGAAAATGTATGCCCAGCAATGGATGCGGATGTTGAACCAACAATTGATGTTCAAGTTAACACTGCCATAGCTAATTCAGGTCAAGAAGATCTCGGTCAAATTGTTCAACAAGAAATTAACTATAGCCCGCGAGAATTTATAACTGATCAACAACACAGTTATCCTGATCTTACAAGTCGTTGGGCTTTATTTTCAACTATAGATTTAAATAATACAATTACTAAGGGTACTGTTTTAGCCGTTTACCATATGCCTTATCATTTTTTGCAAGCTAATTGGGATAATCCAATCACAACTCCCTTTAAAATTTTTGATTTTTATCGTGGAGGAATGAAATTAAAAGTTCAGATGAATATTCCCAAGACCAATCAATTTGCATTACAAGTAGGTGTAGTTCCACATTTATTAGAGCATGATCGTTATGATGAATTGCTCAACATCCATACTGTTTCTCAACAAGCTGGTGGTAGAATGAATGGTCATAAGGAGACTAGTTTAGCTATAGATATTCCTATTCAATCTTATTTAAATGTTATACCTATTAGGGTTAATTCAAATGCTTTAAATTTATATACTTATAGTTTTAGTGTAATCGCTTTGACTGATTATGAAATTTCTACTGGTGGTATTGATTCTTCTAAGATATTGTTATATGCTAATTTTGAAAATGACTTGGAGTTTAGTGGTATGCGACCTCAGGATAACATCTTTCCTGAAAATGTCCTTATTCCAAATCCAGACGCTGTTCGTGAAATTATAATACCATCAATGATGGTTGGTGCTGCTAGTGCTGTTAAATATGGTGCCATGATAGGTGTTGCTAAAGTTGTGAGTGGTGAAATTAATTCACAAGGTAAAGGAGCATTAGATGGTGTCAAATCTAGTATTGGACTTGGCAATAGACAAAAAGCTAGATCTAACAATTCTAATGCTGAAAGGCAACATAATAAAACGAATGTTCGCCGTTCAAATGATGACAAAGCCAACGACCTGAGTAATAAGACAATACATCAGTCAACAAGTATTGATCTCGCTAGTGGTTGTGGATCTTACTCTGGTTCTAATTACCGTTTGCAAGAAGCTGGTTGTGTTACTTCAGTCGACCAATTTAACAGTGTGGAGAGAATAAATACCCTTAAGGATATTATGAGCATTAAGTCGTTTATAACTAGCTTTAAGATAAGCAGTGTTGACCCTCCAGGAACACCTTTATTTGGTATGAAAGCCCAACCTAGTCTTAATCAGCCCTTCCTATATGGTAGCCAATTTGGCAATGATATGGGAAATTGGGCTGCTGTTGATCAAATTACTGGTTGGTTTGAAAACTACCAAGGTAAGATTAGATTACATTTTACAGCTGTTGCTGATGGTTTTAAAACATTTCGACTTCGTGTTGCTTTCGTACCTAATAGTCTAACTTTAACATATGATGAGTCAGCTTCTGTTTACTTTAGTACTTATGATGTAGGCCCAGATTTAAACACTGGCTTGGATTTTGAATTTGAAGTACCATTTATACATGCTAGCCCTAATTATAAATTAAGAGATAATCAAGGGAATAGTTATGTTTCAGGTTCTATTCATGTCTTTGTAGAACAAGCAATTCAACAGCCAGAAAATGGTTATCAGAGTTGTGATATTCTAGTCTATAAAAATATTAATCCTAATGAATATGGTGTTGGTATCCCAGGTAATAATGTTAGTCGCTTAATAGCTGACCCTATATTAGAATCCGCCTTTGTTAGTTTTACATTAGTAGGTAATACATTTAGTTCATATGTTAATGGTTCTCTACAGACTTCAACTTTATTGACCGTTGGTGGTAGTATTTTTCTTAACACACTTAATGCGACTTTTATCACTGACTCTGTCAATGAATTTAATTGGAATTATAATCCCTTGGAGGGTTCATTGGCATTACGTTTAGCCATCCATCGAGAAGATTCATCAACCTCCATAAATGTTTTGTGGAATAATGGAACCTCTTGGGCGGATATAATTCCTCCGAGCACAGTAGTTAATAAACAATGGTACTTTAGCGGTCCTTCATTAGGTTTAGTAGTAGGCTTGAGAACACCCAAAGATGCCATTAAATCCAAATCTAAATTGGTCTTTGAAGACTTTGACGATGAAGTAATAACGCCATCTATGGACCCTCGCTTTTCTGATGATCAATTGCTTAAAGTAACACCTGCAGTTGAGGAGAAGGTTGCAGCATTACTTGGAGAGGAACATTCAGATCTTGATGACAATATGCGTAGATTTGCCCACATCATGTCTTTTCCAAGTGTTAATGTTTCGGAGATGAGCTCACCTACTAGAGTTTTATCTCTTCCTGCTAATTTTGGAGCTCCTCTGTTTCGCGATCAATTACCGTATAATATTCGTAGAGATAAACTCGTGCACATACATGATGCTTTCCGTTTTACACGGGGATCATTGAGGTATGTTGTTAACATAAACTCCCTCCGCCAACTTCCTTTCAATTCAGGAACTTTTACAGTAATACATAAGCCACAAGTGGATAATTTACCCTTTAATTTTGCGGATCAAATTACTCAAATGCCATATGAAAATATTGGTTATGGTGAAAGTCTTTTTATTCTTAATCAAAATGGGTCCCATACTTTTGAGATTCCTATGTATACACCCAATGCGTGTTTAGTTAATTCTTCATATCTTAGCGACTATAATCTAATAAAATATTCACAAGCTTTAGGAACTATTGATTTTATGTACACTGGTCCGGCATGTGAGTATGCTGTAGAAATTAAAAGAGCTTGGGGTGATGATGTTAAAATGAAAAGTTTCATTGGTTTCCAACAACGAGAACCAGTGTATCCCAGTGGCGAGATACCATTTTACAATGTAGAAGATCGCATTTTTCCATCAATGCTTAATTCATTCAAGGAAACAAATGTGAAATTAGACACTTGTTTGGATGCTGTCACTGGATTGTGTGATGACATCAAAGTTGGAACTCAACATCTCGTTTCAACTAGTGCTAATGTTTCGCATATGTTGGAGACGAATGTTACGAAAATGGAAAACTCAGTCTCGGATTTTCTTACTAGACTGACGTGTTCTGGGGATACTATGGAAAGTGTTACTACCATAATTCTCCAGTCACTTCAGGTCTATAGTAATCCTAAAGTTTCAACAATTTGCTTATCAATTGCTCAAATTCTCGTTAGTACTAAGCTCTTTATCTTCGATAATATTTCTAAAGCTGTCAAATACTTAACACCTATTTTTAGTAATCTTATGGGTGATGGTATTAGTCCTTCAATGGAAGTTCCAAATGACAATAATGCGCTTATTGAATTCTCAATATACTTAACTAGTTGGTTGTGTGGTTGTTTAGCCATTAACAAGGAAGCGAGAAGAAGTATTGTAGGTGTCTCTAAGCATGTTATTAGTAATAGTTTCATGCAAGGGATTGATGTCCAAACTAAAGTCTTAAAATTTTTAGAAAATGTTTTAAAATACTTAAAGAAAACTATGGTTTTTATTTTAGAAAAATTTTTTCCTGAATGCAGTTGGTTAGATTCTCTTAAAAATGGTGCATTTGTGCGCTGGTTAAATTATGCTGCAGCTTTTTCAGATCCAATGTTAATCGCAAAAATGAAGACAGATAACTCTTTGGTTAAAGCTTTATATACCCTCATTCATAAGGGTGATCAATATTTAATAAATTGTGAGAATCCTCTAATTAGACCCAAAATTATGACTTATCTTTCTGGTATGAAAGCTATAAGGAAAGACCTCGTAGCTCTTGGAACTAGTCCCGTTGCTAAATTTGATCCTTTTGTTTTTTATATTGCTGGTCCTAGTGGTATTGGTAAATCTTATGCTGCAAAAAAAATAATTAATATGATTAATCAACGTATTTTAAAGTTACCTAAAGTTAATATTTTTACAGTTCCTGTCGATGCCTTCTGGGAAGGATATTCTTTAAACCCCATAATTGTGTTTGATGATTTTGGTCGTACGACACCTTTGGATGTTCAAGTTTCGGACCAGGCACGTTTGAGATGCATGAAAGGACCAGCCGATGCTATAATTCCTAAAGCCTTTGCTGATAAGGGGACGACTTCTGTGGCACGTTTAATACTATGTCTATCCAACAGAGCTTATCCACTTATAAACAACATGGATGATGAAGTTGTTTGTAATGGTAGAGATGTAGTTGTTAGAGCTGCTGCAGACTTTTCTAATTTCACAAGGTGTACTAAATGTCTTAAGTTTGATATAAAATGTGCTTTGTGTCGATCTATTAAAGTTAACACTGACATGCTTGATGAATTAAGTCACCTCAGATTTAAAAGATTACCTGTTTTAGCCACGGATCAAACTCAATCAGAAAAGCGTTACCCCCAAGTTCATACATTGGAGACACTCTTAGAATCACTATATCCTGAAATGGAGGCATATTACGCAGCTGCGAATAAGCGTTATGCCGCTGATGTAAGAGAGAAGTTAGATTTAGATCCTGAAGACGATATAAGTGATTTTATAATTCCTCAAAAGCCTTTTGAAATGGTCACTCAAATTTTCAATGATAAAGAACTTGATGAATGTTTTGATACTTTCAAGAAAAACGTTAATTTAGAAACTTATAATAATAAAAGTTTTCGAGTAAATTATGCTGATGCTGCAGTTCGTATGGCAGATCTTAAAAGTAAAATGAGAACTGTAGAGCTTGCAGAAAGTTCTAGTTTAGATCCAAATGTTAAACCTTTTAATGTAGCCGTTCAAAATTTTGTCTTTTCCGATGATTGTGCTTCAACATCTAAACAAGGGCCTCCAACTATAGAAATAAATCCATCTTTTATAGACATACCCAGACCTTCGATGAGTACTTTAACATTCCATGAACTTTTCTCTACTGATAAGAAAGATTGTGAACATTATGCGATATACTCAACACTTGGGGCTCTCCCAGATCTTGAATTTGATAAAGATCAAAAACCCATCTGGGGGAAATGTGACAAGAAGAAGTGCAATTGGAAAAATTCGATAGAAGCTTTAGAATTTCTCAAAAAATTTGGTGATGAGTGTTGCGCAAAAAATGTTTTTCCTCAAAATTTTCCGTTATACTACATTAGACATGAATTGATGTGCTATCAAGAACTTCGTAATGAACAAGAAAGAATTTTAAACACTTCAAAATGGCAGTTAATTACTCAATATCAAAATTCAATAGCCTTAGCTCTTACTGCCATTGGTTTTGCTGCGACTGCTACATTTTTGTACAGAATGGCTATAAAACCAGCAAGAAACCCAACAATGAATATTGTTAATGAAGGAGACATCAAGCCAGCAGCTCGTAGTGAGTATGATGGTGGTAAAGGTTTTAAAGTCAAATTTTTGCAAAGGG